CCTATTATGATAGGCTCAGGTTTATTATACTTCTCCTACACTTCCTCGCTATACGGCTATGCTCTGCGCTAGGGATTTTCTACTGAAATCGCAACACCTAGCGGCAAAAATAGATCTATTCTACATTCATTACCAATGAAACTATAAGTAAACGCCATCTAGGACTGTCATGTGTATACAATGTAGCCGTTGTTCTGCCGTATTTGGTTGTAGAAACAACCCAATGTTATGCCCCCATTATGCAGGAAATGCCGAAAACCTGTCATTAGAGGCTATGCATTGTCCAGCAAACTTCAATTTTGTTGCCAATTGTGCTAGGTGTTACAGATGATTAAGTGGTTAGCACGCAAAATTTTAGATTCTGAATTAATAGAGATGTATATGAAAGGCGTAAAAGACGGTGTAAATCAATATCACTACGACAAAGATTCAGCATTATGGATGGTTGAATATGATGATTATGAGGAGAGATATCAATGAGTCGCCCTCGTTCCACTGATCCAAGCGTCGCATTGTCGATTGCTGTGCCTCAGTCTTTGAAGACACGGCTTGACCAAGAGTTAAGTTACACACAATCCCGTTCTAAGTGGGTATGTCATGCGATAATTGAGAAACTTAACCAAGAGTTCGACTATACATCAATACCAACTAGTCAATTGTTGGGTATGTTACATGCTCGTAACATTATAGATCTACCAATTTTTACATCGCTAATGATGCGAGTTGAGGAAATTGTAGAAGGACAATAAGGTACAGTAATCTTTCACACCAGACGATTCGTTCGTTCTGTTGTTTGTCTATTGGTGCTATTGCTTCAAGTCCTTGAGACATTTCTTTATCTCCCTCAGTTCCTTGAGAATCTTAGTTAGAATCAGGACAGCTGCCATTAGTCAGCCAACCCCGCAGCATCGCCCGCACGCTCTGACAGAATCAATAGGATCTCTTCGTCAGATGTTACTTCATATTCTTCTAATTCTATGTAGTAAGTTGCAGAACTATCCGATTGTCCAAGTGCTAATAGATCAACACACAAACTCAATGATTGGGTTGCCATTGCATCACCTTTGATAACATATTGATTTTGATAATTAACCTCACTAAATCCTTTTTCGCTGTGATTTGCATAAATTCCAATAGTTCTATTTTGTGCTGCAATAAATCCACTTGTACCGACTGCAGTATTATTACCAGAATAAAGTTGCAATTCAGCCTCAGACATTCGTAGTAATTCTCTCCTGGAGAAAGATTGTAACGCAAATGGTACATTTCCGGGACCTGTCGCTACACTAGCACTTGGAAATGCTGACATAAAAGTTACTTTGTATGCGTATCCTCTTCTTTCATCTACCAGGATGTTTTGAAAATATGCTACGTTGGTAAGACCAGATGAGAAAACTGCGTCAGCAGTAGCAAAAGAAACAGCACCACTTAGATATACAGTACGGCCGGTACGCTTCATTTCTTCACCGCCTTATGTGCTGCTTTTACTGCTGCTTTGAATCCACCTTTTCTCCAGGTGCCATTCTTGTTTTTGTATGTAGGTGCTATGCGACGAAACGCTGCAGAGTATTTACGACCATATGCAGATTTGCGTCTTTTCTTTGGTTCTGATCTAACTTCTTCTGAAAGAGTAGTTCCTTCTGATTCTCGCTCACTAGAAATGAGTCGGCGTAACGCCATATACTCATCAACAGTTAGCATCATGTCCCTAGACAACTAACTCACCATCACTGTTGAGATAGTGCCAATGCCATTGCTGCGGACTGAGTAAGGGTCATTACTTCGCATTCTAAGACTATGTTGAAGGTCATGTTTGAGGTTGCTGCCCAATTAGCACCACAAAGACCGCCTAGATAGACCTCTTCAACTGCTACTAAGAATCCGTCGCTGTAGTGTTGAGGTAGGTGGGAGTCGTTGTAGACATTGCTAGGAACTGCTGATGCACCGTCTTGGTTGTGAGCCCAAAGAGCACCTTTAGCAATGGTTGTCCTGTCGTCTAAACTGACAAGTCCGGTATTAGATTGGGTAGTTAATTGCCAAACTGCTTCTGATGATGTACCCGCATCCATCTTAGGGGCGCCGTTAGGAATAGCGCCGGTAGGGCCTTGGCACCACTCGCCTTCTATTGCTCTAATCTTTAGGATGGACTTTCCTAGTGCGTTAACATAAGAAGATAGATCTACTGCTGTTTGCACAAAGGTGCCACTGTCGTCTGGGGTTACTGTTGCTCTGATAAAAAAGGACTCTTGTTTAGCCATACCCTATTATGATAGGCTCAGGTTTATTATACTTCTCCTACACTTC